TACCATCTGCATGTGTTAATGTAGTATCTCCATCTGCACCAAAAGTTACAACTGCACTATCTGAACTGAAAGTAAGATCATCAGACACAATTAAATCATCATCTACAGTTAAATCACCAGTAGATAAATGTGCAAAAGCATCAACAACGGCTGCTCCAGAACCCGCACCATCTAAATAAAGAACTTTTGCAGTGCCTGGTGCTATTGTAACATTCGCACCAGATCCTTGAGATATTATAATATTTTGTGATCCACTAGTTCCATTTTCAATAATGTGAACTCTTTTCATTGTGTTTGGAGATATAGTAATAGTACAAGCAGAATCTAAGGTTCCCGTGTATTTAATAAACATGGCTCTTCCTGCATCACTAGTAGCATCTGCCACAGTGGTTGCATGAGTGTCTGCGTTTGTTGTTATGGCTTCCGTGCCAAACCCTAACGCCTCACCTATGAGTTCTAAGTTTGTATTAGTTTTAGTACCCCAAGTTCCTGACTGTTCGCCAGTGTTCATTTCTTCGAGTCTTAAATTATTTACAAATGTACTTGCCATTATGCCACCTCTCGCCAGTTAGCTGTTTGATTTGGTACTATTAAACTATATACTAATTCTTCTCCAGTGCCACCAGTAGCACTAACACCTGTTAAGAATACCACACATTGTGGTATTATGACAACATCATTAATTGATGCTTGTGCTGTGACAGCATTAGGAACTATATCCACAGCTGTCGTAACAGAAAAACCAGTGCCTAATGTACTTGTCATTGAAATATTTACTGGTGTGTTTGCGGAAACTGGTGCTCCAGTTGTTGTAGTTACATTGGGAATACCGTCAGTGTTTAATGTTGCACCCATGAGAGCATGATTGCTACATTGATAAAATAATGTTGGTGCTCCATCAGCTACAGTTATTTCTGTGTAAGCACCAGCTTGTCCAGCAGTGCCGTTTGTCGTTACACCAGTTGTATATTCACCACCAGTTTTGTCAGCAGCAGTGTAAATTCTTAATGGATGTCCATCATTACTGGCATCACTTTGATCGAATCTGTAAGTGTTGCCTTCATATAAAGTTAAAACAACATCTGCTGATGCCGTTGATCCACCAATAGCGTATTTGTTAGTAGAACCTTGATTATAATATGGATGATTTGAAGGATTACCAGAAGCAACAGTGACAGTATAAGTGACTGTACCAGCACCAGTTTGACTTATGGCAGTTGTTGCAGAAACACCAGTGACATTTACAAAAATGCCTGGCACACCAGTCACAGAATTTAGAATAGTTGTCCCTAGTATTTGAGTAGGACTAGTGCTATCAATTATAACATTGATATGTTCATTCCAAGGACCTTGACCCCATGTGCCTCTACCCCAACCTTGTAAGGTAGTATTTGACACTTTAGGCTATCCTTATAATCGCATTACTTGCATCAGCAGTTGGGAACTGAACTGTAAAAGTTCCAGATGTTGATGTTTTGTTTGATGTAAAATCTAAGACACACACTGCACTATTACCACTACTTGAGTCATTATATATTAATGCACCCATAGCTGTAATTGTTGCTGTTGTAAAACTTATGTCAGCAAAGTCTGTAAAAGCTGTTGCAGTAGAAGTAGAAGTAGCAACGGATGGATCAACTCTTGTTAGCTCTCCACCTCCAGCAGCATAGGTACCACTGTTAGCAATCTCTCCAGTTGTGGTATAAGCAGTTGTACCAAAACCTAAAGTAGCAGTTGTACTTGACTTACCACCACTACCTTCTGCGTAAAGTGCTAATCTGAAAGTATTACCACCAGAATTTTTAAAATTGTGTACACCTTCTAATAACTCTTTTTTAAAAGAATTGCACATTGCTTGAGCTATAGCCATATTAAAGTCTCCTTATATATTCAGCCGTTTCTTTTTGACCACTTGATCGTAAGGCTTGAATGATAGTACCACGCTCTTCTCTTCTTGCCAAGAGTAGATAATGATATAGAACATGTTTCAAATGATTCTTAAATATTTTTGCTTGTTGTCTTACATGAGGAGGTGCTTGATCCGATATACTGGCTATTTTATCTACGGCTAAATCTGCAATTTGTTCATTTGTTAATCCTCCATTATTTGAAGTCATAACATTAACACTGCCTATTTCTGAAACATTGACATTAAACATTTTTTTTCTCCTCGTAAGTTACTCCAGGTATGTCTTCTCTACCAACTATATTGGTTCTGGTGGTTCTAGCTTTGATTTTCTTGTTATTAACATACTACCTTGTGTTGTTGTGGAAACAAGTGGATCATCTAATCTATGATAACCATAAAGTTTTTGATCGTCTGACACATTCATATCAAGTAAAGATGAACTATTTGCTATATGAATTTTAATTTTTTTAGAAATAGCTATCGCTAACCAAAACTCACAACAAGCTCTTCCCGCTTCTGCAAAATTAACTGCTTTATGTGTAAAATCTATACCATATAAATGTATGTCTGAAACTTCTTGTGATATGGCATACGCAAGTGAATAGGCTACGGTATTATTTAAGTAAGCATATCCAGTTTTTTGTATAACTTCTTGTAAAGGAAATTCAACAACATCTGGACATCTTTTGTCCAAACAACAAGAGAAAATAGGTATATCTTTCTTTTCTCTCAATCTGTCTTGCATAATATCTGTTTGTTTGCCTGCGTTTGGAGTATCTAAAAATCTAGAAGGTGGGTCCATCATAAAACACTTGTCGTGATAAATTACACCAGACATAGAGTTTATCGCCCAAACTTCATCGAATTTTTCGCTTCTTATTCTTGCTAAGATATATTCTGAAAAGCTGTTACCTAAAGCAACAATAGCTACACTTTTATTTTTCATATAGGATACTATATACTTTATCTTATAGATGTCAAGATTTAGCGACCTTCAATTGACCATCTCTGTAAGAATCAGAATAGTTTCTACCTTCCGCATAAACCTTGAGTCTACTTAGGCTTTCCATGTATCTTGCGTTATACAACTCTAAGATATCTTTCTCACCTTTCATAAAGGTATA